ATGCACTTGGCAAGTTGTTTCAGGAACGTGTACAGTAGAACCAGTTGATGATACAAGTGCTTATATTGTTTCTGGCGCTACCCCTGGTGCAAGTGTTGTAGAGGTATCTGCTGATGCTGATTTAGATACAGGAGTTTTGACTATCACAAGTGTAATTAATGTTACGGTAAACAATCCTAGTGCTTCTTCTCTTACTATTGCGGTGGATGAACCAATATTAAAGTGAATGGCAACTTCTTTTACGATTATTACAGATGATCCCGTATTAAAATAATTAGTAATCAAGGATACTTTTAATGGGTAGTGAGGCATTTCATGCACATGGTAGTACGCTTGAGATATATGATGGAGCAGTATTCATCCCAATAATTGAGTTATCTCTTATTGGGATGAATTTTACTGCTGATGAATTAGATACAACTAACCATATGTCTCTTAATGCATGGCGGGAATATGTACGTGGTTTAAAAAGCGCCGAAATTCTTTTAGAAGGTAATTTAATTATTGGAAGTAATGCACATGGGTTTGACGAAACCTACGGATTAGGTTTTTTATTTGATGCTAATTCACTTGCAATCCTTCGTATACGATTTCGTGAGGGAGATCCTTTAACTTTTACCGCTATATTGCCCGAATACACATGGGAAAATGATGTTGAAGATGCTATACGTTTTTCAGGAAGATTTCGTGTTTCAGGTATTGTAACAGCAGCAGAATTGTATATTCTTTTATGGACAGAAGAATTTGATTTTGAATTGTTTGAGTCTGGTACGTATACATCTGCATGGTTTGAACCATGGGATTATGATCAAGGAAAAAATTGGATTTTAGCCTATAGTGATACGTGGGATTATCTTATTCCAACAGGAACACTTGAATATGCAGAGCCATGGGAATATGGACCATTAACAACAGTAAGTAGGTATACAGAAACATGGGAACCTATTATACCTACAGGAACGAGTCAGTATGTAGAAACATGGGAATCATAGAGGATAATTAAATGGTTTTTACAGCACAATGGATAACAAATATTGGAGATGGGTTTTGTGCTACGGGGATTTATGATGAAACTATTAAAGGAACAGGTTCTTGTGTCATAAAAACATTTGCAGAAAATAAAGTACATACTGCAATACCTACATCTCCTTTAGCCCATGGATTAATTTCGGCACGATATAGATTTTTGCTTAATATAAAAGCGGGTACAGGCACAGGTTCTGCAACATTTTTACGTGCTGGTTTATGTTTTTTGTGTTCTGCCGAAAATATATTGGCGGGATCACAGAACTTTTATTATACAGGTTTACGATTAAATCCTGATACTGCGGGAGAACATTATTTCTTTTTACGTAAAGTAACGGCTGGAACATTATATAGTACAGGAACCTTATTAACATCGCCAGTAGTAGCGGGCCAAACAGGGTTTAATAAAACATACGCTATGGAAGTATTTTGGGTAGTAAATGGATCTGCTGTTGATATAGTCATTAAAAAAGGGGTAGAGCAAGATTTTAGTGATTTAAGTACAATCATGTCTCTTTCTGATACAAGTGGGCATATAATATCTACAAATGAAATGTTTTTTGTACGTAGTGAAATTGGTGTAACTTCTGCAACTGTTCTTTTTGATCATTTAGAAGTATCACAATCTCTTTAAATATATAGGAAAGCATATGGTTTTACATCCATGGGCATTGACAACTGTAGCTGCTGTAGAAGAAGCATTTAGTTTAACACCAGGAACATTAACGCCTCAAATAGAAGCGGCCATTAATGCAGCATCAGCACGATTAGAAACATTAACGGCCAGAAAATTAAAAAGTAGACTATATACTAATGAACGATACGATGGAATTGAACGAGAATTTTTAACATTAAATAACTACCCTGTGACAGATGTCGATGAGCTTCGTATCTATGATAATTATTCGGATATCTTAGTGCAAGATATTATTGTGACTGATTTTAGTGAATTAAAAGTTCTTCCTCCTGGTTTTTTATATTTACCTACATCCGTTTTTTTAGGAGGTATCCGCAATATTGCGGTGACGTATACAGGGGGGTATCTTGAGGGGGTACATGATGCAGAATTACTTGATCTGGAACAAGCGTGTCTTGATATGATTGCACTTATGGGGGTACCAGGAGAAGGTGTGAGTCGTTCAAATCCTGGTGTACGACGTGAAGCATTAGGAAACTACTCAATTTCGTATTTTGATATGTCAGGAAACACCAATAGTGTTGGTGGAGCAAGTTGGCCGATTAGTATTTCGTATGTGATTAGTTCTTATGGAAAATTTGCCTAGCAATTAAATTATTTAATAAGGATACATACATGAGTTGGGTTCTTAGTACGTTGTTTACACATGATATTACTGTAGAATCATACAGTGGAACAGATGAATATGGTAATGATACGTATGGTCCACCTGTAGTGTATAAAGGTAGACAAGAAGAACGAAATGAAGAAGCCGCCGAAGATGATAGGGATACATTGTTACAGAGAGCTACAGTATATTTTTATGGGAATCCGCCAGTAAAGTTAAATGATCGAATTACGCTTCTTGATGGTCCTCAGTTCCCGATACTTCAATTATTTAGACAAAGAGGTCCAGGGAGTAATGTAGAATACATCTCTTGTCTTGTAGGAAGAAGGGCTGGCGAGTAATTAAATAATTTAATCGGAAAGTTGGTATTTTTATGGCGAGTGCAAGCAACTTTAAAATGGCTGTGCAAGGTTTAAGTCAATTAGAGCGCCATATGAAAAAAATACATACACAAGGGCCAATAATTCTCCAAGAAGTATTAGTAAAAAAAGCCAAACTTGTTTTACGAAATGCAAAAATGTTAGTTCCTATACGATATGGAGATTTAAAACGGAGTGGAAGAATTGATATTTTTACACATCCAATGGCGGCAAGTCAAGTAGTTGAAGTAAGTTTTGGGAAGAATCCAGTTGTACCTTATGCACTTGTGGTACATGACCGTGTGATTGATGGGCGTACAGGCAAGATCATACGTCATCGTGGTCAGACTCAGGCGCATTACCTTAGTGATCCGTTCGATGCTGAAATAGAAAATGTTCAACGGGATTTATATGCAGCAATGATGAAATTATTATCCATAATATAAAGAGAGATAGCACATGAGTGTATTGGACGATTTAGCTTTACATCTTCAGCAACATAATTTAGGCCAGATCGGTACAAATATATTTCTTGGAATTTTGCCAAGCACTCCTGAGAGTTACATTGCTTTGACTGAAGAGTATGGGTATAACGTATTTTACACTTTAGAAGAACCACAGATGAGGTATGAAGAACCAAGATTAATTGTATGGGTAAAACATCCACGCTACGAAGTGGCAAGAAATACTGCACAAGCAGTATACAAATTATTCGGCGCAGTACATAATCAGACTATTAATGGAGTACGTTATTTAGCTTGTAAACCAGAACATCCGCCCTATTTTAATGAGATTGATCCACAAAGAAACGTATTCATTATTTTTTATATGGAAGTATGTAAAGATGTTGAATGAAGTCTGTTCTAAGAGTCCACTAATTCAGTCTATCTATGAAATAGCTACTGATTTATACAATAACAAAAGCATAAGTGATGCTACGTATGATGAAATACGACAATTATGTGTTGAATCTCCTGATGAAAGTTTGGTAAAAGAGAAATAATTCTCTTTGTAATTATTAAATTATTTAATCGAAAGGATTAAGATATGGCAAGTGCAGGTTTACATGCATGGGGAACAATTTTAAAAGTTGGGGATGGTCAAACAGGTACAGAAGCATTTACAGCAGTTGCAGAGATTAGTTCTATCACATCATCTTTAACCGCAGATGAACTTGATGTAACAAGCCATGATAGTCTTGACGCATGGCGTGAATTTGTTCGTGGTTTGAAAAGTATGGAATTAACGTTAGAAGGAAACTATATACCCGCATCGCCCACACAAGATATGACAGTAAATACTGGTATGCTGTGGCTTTTTGATGAAGGTACACAAAGGAGTTATCAGTTAGTTTTTCCTGATCCAGATACAACGCAATTTTCTTTTAAAGCAATTACAGTAGAAGTAACACATACGGCTGACGTGGAAGATAAATTGAGTTTCACGTCAAGACTACGTGTAACTGGAGAACCAACCTTTAGTACTCCATAGTAAGTAGTATGGAATAAAATACAATCTCCTTATGTTTTATAGAGAAACATTTTAGCATAAGGAGATTATTAGGGGAGTATTATTATCTTTATTTATTATGAGAAATTTATAATTGTTTGATTAAAGGAGATTTAAAGATGCCAGTTGTACAAACAACACCATTTATGTTAGAAAAAGAACGCCATTTGCTTTATAATTGGAATGCTTTTATGAAAGCAGAATTGGAACTTACAAAACTCAAAGGAAAACCTACCACAGCATTAGAAGTTTTTAGAAGTATGGCGATATTTGCTGATGGAGATACTGTAGATTTTACAAAAGTCTCTCTTACAGATCTTCTTATTTTAATATGGTCAGGACTTCTCCATGAAGATCCCAAACTCACATTAGAAAAAGTTGGTGATAATTTGCTTTTTGCAGACCTTTCACGTGTTATTATGTCTGTAAGTGAAGCTATTGCTGCGTCTTTGCCGAAAGATGATGAGGTAGAGAATGTCCCTTTAGAAGTGGTGAAGGAGAGTTAAATGAAAACCAAGATCCGCGCCAATTTTGGTTAAATCTGTGGTCAATGGCTCTGTTTGATTTACATTTAACTGATGAATTTTTTTGGTCAATAACTCCAGTGGAGTTTGATTATTTAATGAAACGGTATCTTTACACAGAAGAACGCACGGATAGAAGATATGCGTTGGGTGCATATATGATGGTTACATGTTGGGGGTCAACAAAAGGTGCAAAACCAAAATTAGAAGATTTTATGCTCCATGATTATAGAGGGAAAAAAGAAATAAAGACAGATTGGAAACAATCATTGCAAGTTTTACGAGAACAAGTAGGCAAAGTTAAATAATTTAAGAGGAATGGGGTAAGTTTTATGGCGATTGTGGGTCACGTAGCGGTAAAATTCACAGGAAATTCAGCAGGATTCGTTGACTCCGTTCGTCAAGCTATAGCGGCACTTGCTGGATTAAACAAAGCTTTTTATGATTCAGAAGCTGCTGCAAAAGTGTTCAGTAAAGCTTTATCGGGTGCATCTCCTGCTTTAGATGCATTTAATAAAATTAGCATACAAACAGCAGGGGCATTAAAAAATCAAACAACCCTCCTTAACACCATTTCAGCGTCTTTTACAAAATTTGATTCAATATTAACGAAACTAGGTGGTGGATCATTAAATACCTTAAATAATGTTGCAGCCGCACTGAATAAAGTGACTCAAGCTGCTACACAAGTAGGACAACAAGCACCTGCTGCATTGAACAACGTAAATAATGCTCTCAATCAAACTGGTTCTGCAATGAAAAAAGTAGAATCAAGTTCAATGAGTTTACGAACGGCTCTTGGTGGTATTTCAGCAGGATTTGTTGCAAAAACACTTATTTCTAATTTTGCTGATTTTGAACATCAATTAAACCAAGTATTGAAACTCGTTAAACCAGGAGAATTTGAAAAAGTAACAAAAGCTTTTCGAGATGTATCTTCAGTTGTTCCTACGACAACAGACGATTTATCAAAAGCTGGACAAGAACTCTTGCGTATGGGTTTTTCAGCAAATGAGTTTGCTGAAGGATTAAAAACAGCCGCACAAGCTAATATAGTATTAGGTGATTCAGCAAACGAGACATTGGTAAAAACGACACGTCTTAATTCCGTTATGGGAGAAGGTAATGATAAATTACGTGAATCATTAAATGTTTTAACTGGTGTTGCAGATGCTTTAACTACAAACCAAGCAGAGATTATCCATTTAGCATCACGATGGGCGCAAGCAGGCAAAGCATTTAAATTATCAAAAGAAGAAATAGTAGCATGGTCTGGTGTTATGCGAGCCGCCAATGTTAATGCTGAAGCTGGTGCTACTGCTATGTCTGAATTAGTAGAAGTGATGGTAAAAGCATCACAAGAGGGCGGAAAAGAACTCCAAACTCTTTCTGAAATGACAGGATTAACACGTCAACAATTTGTGGATCTTGCAGCATCGAATCCAAGTAAGATATTAGAAATATTTTTTCAATCAGTTAAAAATTTAAATACTTCTCCAGAAGGCTTAGTAACTTTACTGAAACATTTAGATGTATTGGGACTTGATTCACAACGTATTAGTAGGGTATTAGCTCAAACAGGAGGGGCAGTAGATTTATATGGAAAAGCCATTGAAGGTGCAAATAGGCATTTAAAAGAAGGTGATCTTTTAACGAAACAAGCAGAGGTTTCTACACGTGGATTATCTTCTCAATGGGATATATTAAAAAATTCTTTAAAAGCTGCATCAAGTGTTTTACTCAAAGATGTTGGTGGTGCCTTAACTGATTCTATTAAAAAGATAGCTGATTTTGTAAGGGGCATGGGAGAGTTAGATAAAGGGACTACGGCTACCGTACAAAATCTTGTTAAGATGGCGGCTGAGTTTGCAGGTATATTAACTGCAATGTATGCGGTTATAACAGTATCAAAGTTAGTTGCTGCTGCTCTTTTAGCTATGACTCCTGTTGGATGGGCTGCAACAATAGTTGCAGGGGTGACTACTCTTCTCTTAAATTTAGATAAAGTAGAAGCTGCGGCAAAACGAGTAGGTATTGCATTAAAAATTGTTGGGTCACAAGCAACCGAATCACAAAAAGCTGTAGAAAATTTACATAAAGCCCAAAAAGAAGGTGCAGATCAAAGTGCAATACTTGAACATATTAAAGGTTTACAACAACAAAAAGCAAAATTAGAAAAATTTGGGGCTGGTTTTGGTTCACCTGTAGAAGCTGCAAATGCACCAAAAGCATTAAAAGCAATAGATGATGAACTTGATGCTATTAAAGCTAAATATAAAGATGTTAAAGAAATTCAGATTCAAGTTTCGGGATTAGATACCGTAGATAATCTTAGTAAAAAATTAGATGACGTAAAGAAGAAACGTGAAGAAGCGATTGCTGCAAAAGATAAACCTGGATTTCATTTTGCATGGCAAGGTCACGCAGCCACAATTAGACGTTATGATGATGAAATAAAGAAAACAGAAGATCTTATTATCGCACGTAAAAAAATAGATGCTTTAAAACCTCCAGCACCCGTAGCTATGGTAGATGAACTTTCGGCAGGTACTACTGCTTCAGTGAGTACAGGCAAGCCCTCTGTTGCACCTACTACCACTGGAGTAGGAAAAAAAGCTGCCCCTGATACAGAATCACAAAAAATGTATAAGGAATTAGAGAAATCATTAGATATAATTGAGAAAAAATTTAAAGCAACAGGTGATGAAGAAGATAGATTAAAAGAACGAAGCAAAGTTTTGAAAAAAGCCTTAGATGATATTGCGGAAGTAACTGATGAGACAGCAAGCAAACTGCTTCCAAAAGTTGGTCAACAATACAAAGAAAATGAAGCTGCATTAGATAAATTTACCAATGTTACAAAAAAAGCGGTAAAAGATACAGCAGATTTTAATACGAATGTTAATGCATTAACAAAAACAAAACAGTTATTAGGTGTTCCAGTAGAAAGAGTCCAACAAGAATTAAGTTTATACAAAAATAGATTAGAAGAATTATTAAAAACTGAAGGTGCAAGCCAACAAGAAATTGCTAATACAACAGCAAAAATAAAAGAATTAGAAGTAGCATTAACAGAAGCGAAAGCTGTTGAGGCACAAAAGAAAATAATGGATACATTAGCGGCTGCATTTGATAATGCTGCTAATCATGGCGGAACATTTGCAGATAAAGTAAATGAAATGCAGCAAAGGGTGACTGCATTAAATACAGCTTTTAGGGCTATGCATAAGTTACTTGGTGAAAATGCCCCTCAAGTGCAGGAATTAGGAAAACAAGTTGCCGAAGCTGAAAAACAATTAGCAGATGCAAAAGGACAACAAAAATATCAAGACTTGCTTGAAAAAATAAAAATGAAGACCATGGAAGCAGAAGAACAATTTGGTGCTTTTGGTGATACCCAAGCGTATCTCAAAGAACAAGTAGATATTGCAACATTTTCATTATTAAATATGTATAAGACTTTTGGTGAAGGTTCTGAACAAGTTCTACAAGCACGTGATGATCTTCTTGCAGCAAAAAATGCCATGGATATTTTCACCACTGGTCAACAAAAATATGATGCAATTATAAAAGGTTTGGATAAAAATGCCAAAGAAGAAGAAAAAGTATGGAAAAAATTAGCCGATACTATTATGGGCGTTACAGATCAAATTGGTGAATCATTAGCTAATATGGTTTTAGGTGTCAAAACAACTAAAGAAGAATACCAACAGACATTAAAAGAATTGTTGAAGATCATTATTAAATTCGTTATTCAAGCTGTAGCACAATTTATTATTTTAAGTATTGTTGGTGGTGGTCAAGGGAGTATCGGACAACGCATTGGTCAATCTATTAGTGCGGGTATAAGTGGGAATATTTCTACAACATTAACCCCAAAAGCCCAAGGTGGTGTTTTGACACGTCCAACAACAGCACGGTTAGCGGAACGCGGGCCAGAAGCAGTAATCCCTCTCCAAAATGGATCTGTACCAGTGACGATGCAAGGGGGTATGGGTGGAGGTCTATCTACAGGTGATATTGATCATCCGTTTGAGGTCACAATTATTAATGTGGTAGAGAAAAGTAAAGCGGAAGGAATGGCACGTGATAAAAAAGCAATCATCAATGTTATCAATGAAGATATCGAAAGTAGAGGAAGTACGTATAGATCTGTTCGTGGTGTCTCAAAAGCACGATAAGGAGGAGATTTCATGGTTGCATGGCCTAATTCGCCTTTACCTTCTAGTATTAATCCTGTGGAATTGATTGAAGTATTTAAA